ATTCATGATGAATAGGATAATAACCAGACCATCCCTCAGTAGCTAACGCTACACCAGCGATGTGACCATCTTTATAATATTACCTGATCCCAATTCTTTTAAATTAGGATCATTAGTTTCTAAATCTACGGCTATTTGTTTTACACCTTTCTAGATTTTTTAATTCTTCCGGCATTACCCATTCNGTATCTGGTGTAAACAGAGGTATCTGCGTGCTTCTCACTTATTAATCCCTTTCAATAATCATTTCGATAAAGTGAATTGCTTTTAACAAATCTTCTTTTTTTCCCTTATCGCGATGACGAATAATATATTTTATAGCGCATCCTTCCGGATAAAGCAACTCATTCTCAACTACAAATTTACTTGGCTGAATTTTGTATTTTTTGATAATGAGATCCTCCGTGTTGTTTGTTCCAAACATTTTTCATAATATATAAGCTCGATCAAAATTTTTAGGATCTAACACATGCAATTCACGCTTCGCTCTTGTCGCACCCGTATAAAATAATCTATGTAATTCATCGGGATCATGACTAAAAGTTTCTAACGCTGCATTTGTTAAGTCTTGTAATAATAAAACTTTATCTGCTTCACCTCCTTTCGCGGCATGTATTGTTGACATAATTATACGAGGTATTTTTATTTATCTGCTCTCCATTCGCCCTCATATTTCGAATGTAGTTTTCAGTGATTGGATCTAAACCTTCAAAAGATTTAAACCAAACATCAGAAATTATTAATCCATGTTGATCTTCACAGTCTTTTAGTGTATACTTCGCGTCCGAATGAAGGGTTTTACCCTTCCTAAACCCTTCTAAAACATTGGTTCCAAGATATTCATAAACGTTTTTAATTTCTAAATGATTAAGCATTCCACCTTTACGCCAGGCTTCCCAGTTATTAATAGCTAATAATAATTTTAAAGGAATAGAATTAATTCCTCTATGTTGATAATACCATCCTTGAAGCTCACATAAGTCTTTAGCATCATCTAAAAAATGATGTGCAGAAGATAAGACTAACCAATTACCCTCAGACATATTGACCTGGGTAATGTCTGAGTATCTTTTTAATATACCTTCTTCAGCTCTCGGTTTATAGTTTTTAGGAAATCTGTTCTGTACTTTATTAATAATCTTTTGNGANAGTTCNTGNATAGGTCCTCCAGGAATCCTATAAGATTGATCTAAAGTTTGAATGTCATCTACTTCTTCTTTTAAAGCTATGAAGTGATCTACATCTGCACCAGCCCATTTAAAAATAGCCTGGTCATCATCACCAGCAATATAAGTTTTTTCTGCGCGACTCCATATCTTTCTTACCATGTCCCATTGAAGTAATGACAAGTCTTGAGCTTCATCTATAAATAAAACTTCAAACTTATTTAAAGTTTCTTTTAATAAAAAGTCTTCAATTAAATCATTAAAGTCTTTTAATCCTTTTTCTTTTTTAAATCTTTTAAGTTCATCAGCTANTAAGAANCAAAGTATTTCTTTCTATGTCTAAAATGTTTTGTCTTGAATCATAATACTCCAGGAGATCCATTCTCTTTACTGCTGCAGTATTAATGATAGTTAAGTATTCATTATCAGAATTAAATGTTCCATCTTCTGTGGAATATTTGGCAGTCTTAATTGGTATGCCACACTTTTTTCCAAATTCTTTATAGTCATCGGGTCCCATCATCTTTTCTTTAGTCATTCCTAATTGATTAAACGCATAAGAGTGAAGTGTTCTAAAAAAAGCTAGATCATTTTCTATATCTAAACCAAATTTATCGGCAGCTCTAGATGCTGCTTCAGTCGCAGCTTTTTTTGTAAAAGAAAAATAACCTATTTGTTTGGGTCTAATTCCTGTCTTGATGAATTCGTCCACTAAGTTTAACAACGTTGTTGTTTTTCCTGTTCCTGGTGGACCTAATATGATTGTTTTCATATTTTTTCAGTTTCCTTTCCGCTATCTCTAGCTGAATTTGAGTTACTTCTAATTCTTCTGTTAAATCTTTTATGTGTTGTCTAAATCTTAGATGCCAATTGACACCAACGTCTCTAGAATATTTCATTTTTGGACTCCTTAATTATTCTTTGAATAAGATATTCTTTTCTTCTCGCTTTAACTTCAGGTCGTTGATTATAAGCTTTGTCCCAGGCTTTACCTTTGGGACTTTGTCTCCATTTTTTTCTTGCTCTTTTTCTCGCTTCTTCTGACCAGGGATTTTTCATTAGAAATCTTCTTGTTGATAGGGTTCTTGAGAAATAGATGCTTCTATTTTTTTCATTGTTTTAATTTTAATAACTCTTGGTTGCTGATCTTTAATTCTCATTCTATCTTCTTTAACAAATGTATCTTCTAATCTTTTAATTAAATTTCCTGTTTTAGTTTTATCCATTTCCCAATTATTCTTTTTGCAAAATGCATAGAAATCTTCCATTCTAAAATATGTAAATTCTCTTTTCTCATCTGTGTATGGAAGTTTATTAAAGATATCATCTAAAGTTCTTGCTGACTGTCTGTTAGTAGTCCAGTCTTGAAGTAAGCCCATGATTTGATTCATTGGATCTAAAGATTGTAATGGTTCTATCTGTTGTAAGTTTGCCATCATTGGTTTTAAAAATAATTCTTTCCAGTCTTTTGGTTTAGGAACTGGTACAACTAAGTTAGCTTGATCTAAACATGCTAACGCAAACAAAGCAGAACTATAAAGCTGTTCTGTTTTTAATTCGATTCGCGATTCACCTACATCTAGAAACCATTGTGGTGGATTTGAAGTATACTTAGTTAAGTTTCCAAGTACCGGCATCTGTTCTTCACCAAAACCTACACCAAAAGGTTTAGTTCTACAAAAAGATGCTTGACAGACGGCATTAATAGGTGCGTCTTTACATCTATATTTGTCATAACCTTTACGACTAACTGATTTAATTAATTGTTGAACCTCACTATTACTTAATGGTGGTTCCATAAATTTTTGATTTGCTTTAACCAATTCATCTTCCCAAGAATCTGGTTTTGCTTGCTTATAATAAACTGCAATATTAAATAATGCATTGTTTCTTGAGCCCTCCCCGAAACCAACTATGGCTAATTTGTTTAAACAAGGAGGACCCCCAGGAAAAGCTTCTTCTATTTTTTTCTCTTCGACTTTAATTTTCTCGACCTCTTCCATTCCGCACGCCAGAACATCATAGAGCTTATAAAATTCCTCAAGTGTACAACCGGCGCCAGTATCGTTGATAGCATAACGTAGTCCTTTCATTTCGTTAAAGTAGGGTAAGTTTAAAAAGTTTCCAGTGTCCCCACGTTCCACTAAAATTTCTGTTTGTTTTGGAAAAATTTCTGAACCTTCATAGCCCAGAGTTTTAGACATTTGTTTTAATTTAGATTGCATCAAAGATGCAGGAATATTTTCTTTAGTAAATAAAAAAACGTGAGCCCCACCCGATTTAGATCGGCAGACTATGAGAGGGAGATTAAGGTTCCTAATACTTTTAATGAGGCTAAGATGGTCAAAATTATATTCGTCAATATCAATGCACCCCCACCTACAACTATTGTCTTCTGTAATAGGGATGATCCCGAGAGCAGGTCCTTCACCTTTGAGGTGATTGATCCATAAATCGTCTGTGACGGTTTTACGAACAATAAAGGCTTTTCCTTTTTGTTTTCCATTCTCACCTCTGCCACTGGGTTGGTATTGTCCATAAGCTATTTGTAATCCGCTAAAAATTTGTTTGAATTTATCCATATATTTCATTCTCAATTCTTTGTAAAGGGGATCTTGCGATCCCCTTCAAAATAAATTTAGTACGGTGTACTATCTTTACTTTTCTCTTCAACATCAGCTTTTGTTTGCACGCTTCCATTTGAGACATTCCCTCTAAAAATCTTTAGCCGTTAGGTATAAAGACTTATCTTCCTGTCCTAATATTCGATCCATAGTCACAACCCAACCATACCAAGAACCTTTGTCGTTCTTTTGTAGTGTTGAAGATAGAGTATAAACCACCCCATGCATTGGAGGAATTGCAAAACCACCCTTTCCATCAGGTATTTGTATGGTTTTCATCATAGAATTCCATTTTTTACTGACGTTCAGTTGCGTAGATTTCATTGTAATCAACGCTGGTGTCATTCCACCTGCTTTTGTTTCAACCATAACATAATAAGAAGCTGTCTCTTCTAAATAGTTACCATTCGGTAATCTAATTTTAGAGCCATCCCTCTTACCAGTTTGGATTATTGGGCTGTTCGGAAGATGAACTGCGACTGGAGCACCTGGTCCGTCCCCTCTATCCGACCATTCCGGATAATCCTTTTTGTAGTAACAAGGAATAACCTTGATACCCTTCTTACCATCGAAACTGGACTNCNNNGGNACACAGTATTATAGATCATGCCTGGTTTAGCACCTTCTACATACTTTGCATCGCCATCAGTTACCTGCGGCGAAAGTTGTCCTAAGATTCTGACAAATGGTAACGCCATATCTTCTTGCGTCATATTTTCAAAACCTTTGGAAAGATCATCACCAAATAAGGCAACTGATCCTGTTTGTTTAGCTTTTATTTCATTAGCCATTACACATTCTCCATTAGTTATTTCCGGTTTATTTTAGTTTTATCTTTAATCCAAAGACTAAAGCAATCAGAAGGCATATCCAGACCGGCCTGGATACGCTCCTGATAAAGGGCTGTTAAAGTGTTCCAAGCTACATCAGATTTCTGCTGTGGCTCAAACCCATTCTCAGCCGCAAGGTCAAGCAATTGCTTAGCCTTGTCATCTTCTCCCTTTCCAAATGTTACAAAGACATTGTTTTTAATAATATCTCCTAACCCTTGGTCACGAAGCCATTTATAGGCAGCTTCTCTTCTTATGTCATCTTTGGGAAGAGTAGCCCTAAATTCTTTTTTCACAGAAACTTTAGATCCATCTTTAAGTTTTAATTCAGTTAAACCTTGTTCAGCTAATAGTTCAGGAATAACTCTTGAACCAATATCATCTGCTTCTGCTTTTTTACTTTTTAATTGATCTTCTAATGCTGCGATCTCATCTTCTTTTTGTTTAAGTTTTATTACATTCTGCAGCAATTGTAGTTATCTCAACATTATCTAATAGATCTGTTGAGTCTTTTAACATTTCATCTTGAATATTAAAGGAACCACTACCTGTAAAAACTTTTACTTTATCCACCATTGTTTTCTCCTTTATTATAGAAGTCCTGGTCTAAAGGGAAATATCTTTTTTCTTTATTATTCCATTTTAAGACGTTGAACTTTCCGTTGGTTACATCATGTATTGCCTCAAAGGAAATCCCAATCATAATGGGATCACCAATAGCCAATATATAATCTTGTTCTCTAAAATTTTGTAAATTCTTTTTCATCTTTCGGTTGAAAGGAGCCATAGAATATATTACCTGAGAATCTGGTCCATAGTTAGGCAAACATAATACTAAGTATCCAAAATCAGATGCACTTAATATATTAATATGTGCTGGAGGTTGTTGTGCTACATACACA